CTACCTAATTTGGTGTAGCACGGCTTAACCCAAACAAGGGCGAAGTAAATGGATATAGAAAAAGTAGCAGTATTCGTAATAATGGTAAGTATTGCTTGGTTTATCGTAGGTTGGTCGGTCGGTTACAAAGAAGGCGTAAAGGATGGCTACAATCGTGGCCGCGCAGCTGGTATGCGTGTAGCTACTGATCGTGTGGTTAAGTGATGGCCTTTGACCTAAATAATTATGAGGATGTGAACAGCCGCATTAAGCGGTTTAGAGAAACCCATATCGCAGGGCGCATAACTACCGAAATCGTTGAGTTAAACGTTAAAGATGGCTATGTAGTAATTAGAGCCTGCGTATTCCGTGAGCATGAGGATGTAGTGCCGGCAGCTATTGACTATGCCTTTGAGCAGAGATCAGATCGAGGCGTAAACAGGGACTTTTGGATCGAAAATTGCAGCACCAGCGCAATCGGTCGAGCCATTGGCTTACTCATGCCAAGTGACGCACGGCCTACACGCCAGGACATGGAGAAGGTAGAACGCTTAGCGGCTCAGCCTGCAGTAGAGGTTGATCTATGGGCTACTGCTGTACCTGCAGTAAAGGTTGATGGCGTGGGAAGTGTGCGGCCAGCAGCTGAAACCATTGCAGACATCAAAGCGCAATTAGGCAGCGAGATCGTAGATCCTGCACCTATCTGCTCGCACGGCCGCATGGTTTACAAAGAAGGCGTAAGCGAGAAAACAGGCAATAAATACCGGGGCTATACCTGTAGCAGTAAGTCACGGGGCGATCAATGCAAACCAATATGGCTATAACTGAGATGGCTCAGATCGTCCAGGTGATCTTAGATCGATCGCAGGAGTTACAGGCAGCAGCTAGTGGGTTTGCCCGTAGCACAGGCGAGAAAGCTAATACGCCAGATCATGCTGGGCGATATAACACAAAGATAAACTTCCACGAGTTCGTAGCCGAGCATAGTGAAGCCGCTGGCGCAGAGATCGCAGTCGCGCAATACATGGGTATCCGTAACTTCATACCTACTGTAAATACTTTCCACGATGCACCAGACATACAACTAGGCAATCTAGGGTTTGAAGTTAAGTGGACTAAATACATTAACGGCCATTTAATTATCCATAAGGATTACCCACGCCTTAGCGATGTGGCCATATTGTGCGTAAACAAGTCCCCGGTATATCAGATAATCGGCTGGATGCCCGTGCTATGGGCTAAGAAAGCCAAGTATTACAACGCAGCTGATGGCAATTACTGGGTATCTCAACGTGAGTTATTTGAAATGGATGCATTAAGGAAGTCTATATATGGCATTACTGAGGCTTAACTGCAGGGTTTGCGCCAAGATAGGTAGCGGCATGCAAACGCACAAGATCGTAGATGAATTTATTAACCTACCGCCTAACGTAGTTTGCGTTCAATGCTTAGGCTGTGGCGTTATGGGCATTGAGATGCTGCTAAATAGCCAAGTACCTACAGTTGAGGAAATACTCCATGACTAAAACTAATAACTTAGAGATTAGATGCAACTGCGACCCAGAGCAGCCTGAGATGGTAGTTCACCTGGTCAATGGCGCTATCCCTATCATTATTATCAAGTGCGAGATATGCGAAGCTGCTTACACAGTCATGCCTAATTCGGTGCAAGATGCCTAGTTACCTATATCGCTGCGATCAATGCGGCGTAGAACTAGAGATGAATCACCCGGTGAGCACACACGGCGACAGCGCACCATTGTGCTGCAGCTACCCAATGATGCGCGTGTTTAGTGCGCCATCAATCATATTTAAGGGAACTGGTTGGGGTAAAGACAAATGAGGATTAAAAGGCAGTTAAAAAAGATGCAAATAACTAGGGTAGATAATGAGTTAAACAACCCACAGCAAACTTACGTCTATTTCATTGAAGCTACAGACGATTTACACGAGCCAATGGTGAAAATAGGGGTGTCTACAAATGTAGGTCAAAGAGTTATGCAGGTAAATACAGAAATTGAAGCTGGTAAATACAAAATTGACTGGCTTGAACACGGGGGTGCTGATTTAAGGCTACTTGGATATGTGCTTGGTGCTTACGATCTGGAAAAAAGCCTTCACGCTTGCTTTAAAGACTGGTCACTAGGCCGTGAGTGGTTTCATTTAGATGGCGTAATTGATAACGCTATAGACATGATTTTGTCTGATTATTGCGTATGCCAATTATGTTTAATCGCTGATCAATCAACAGGATTGCAGGTACAACATGACTAAGCAACTAGGCCAGGAGTTCTACACAATTCTGGATAAAGGTGTGTATAACTCATGCTGTGACTCTATACAGTTTAAGTACCTGTGCAAAACCTGTGGACAAAACGCAGGATGCTACTTCTGCAGCTTTAACCCAGATGAAAAGCATGAGTGTAATGAGTAGCGACACGCCGATTATATTGAAATGGTTTAGGTATGTATGTGTATACTTAATCTTAGTACTTAACGCTTTTACTAATGCTTATGCTAGTACTAACTCTAATAAAGAGATTGAAAAATATAAACTATATAGTCATATAAAACTAACTAACCATAATGAATACCTATGTTTAGAGAAGCTTTGGTACTTAGAATCTAAGTGGAATTACCGGGCTGATAACAAGCGATCATCTGCGTATGGAATACCACAGCTGTTAAAGCTAAAGACTAAAGACCCATATAAGCAGATTGACTTAGGGCTTATCTATATTGCTAAGCGATACGGCACACCATGCAAGGCCCTGTCATTTCATCTAAAGACTGGACACTATTGATGGCTAAGCGAGGCGACCCACGCAGTCAACGTAAGTACAAGGCGATCAGGCTTACAGTCTTAGCCAGGGATCAGTACACCTGTTACTACTGCAACCAACCAGCTCATACAGTTGATCATATAATCCCTGTATCTAGATCAACCGAGGCAGAAGCCTACGATCCTAATAACATGGTTGCCTGCTGTACTCGATGCAATAGCAAGCGTGGATCTCGTAATCAGGCTGTTTTTTTAGCACAGACGGCTACCCCCCCTGCCTTTTCGTCCTGTTTATCCCCGAGCATGGTAGAAACAGTCCACAAAGGCCCTATGACTGGTAATCTCTAGGAAATGAAACTAGAACTGGTAGAAAACCCGTCACCCCTTACGGGGGCTGTCAGGCCTCGATTACATACGCCATGGCTGGAAGGCGAATCTAAGGTAGATGTCATAATTAAACTTGCTGAGTTAATTGGCCAGCCCCTACTTGAGTGGCAGATCGTAATCCTGCGAGATATGTGCGCCGTAGATGAGAACGATCAATTTATAAAAAAATCTAGCTTGTTAGTTTGCAGTCGCCAGTCCGGTAAAAGCCACGTTCTGCGTATGCGCGTACTAGCTGGGCTGTTCTATTTTGGCGAGATGAATATACTCATTATGAGTTCGCAGATGCTTATGGCATCTAAGTCCTTAGAGATCATGGCAGGCATTATTGACCGCAACGAGTTCTTACGCAGCCAGGTAAAGGGCGGTAATATCGAGAAGGCTTACAAGCGCACTAATGGCAATAACCGAATCATCCTAGAATCGGGCGCAGAGGTGCGCGTAGTAGCTGCGACTGCAGACTCTAGCCGTGGTTTAACGGCCGATGTGGTTTGGATCGATGAGCTGCGCCATGTCGGTACAGAGGCGATGGATGCTGTAAAAAGTACGACCTTAACGCGACCTAATTCGCAGCGGTTCTATACATCTAATGCTGGCTTTAAAGATAGCCATGTCCTAAATGACATGCGCGAAAGATCGCTAAACAAGCCGCCTAAGTCGGTCGGCTATTACGAGTACAGCGCGCACGATGGCTGCGACATCTGGGATCGATCTGCCTGGGCGATGGCTAACCCGTCTTTGGGTTACTTAATTACCGAGGCAGCGATCGAGGAGATAGTAGCTACATCCGATTACAGCGCGGTAATGACTGAGAACTTATGCAAGTGGGTGGGCACGGATCTATCGCCCTGGACTCCTGGCAGCTGGGATGAGTGCGCCGATCCTGATCTTATTCTGTCGCCTGGCATGTATTCGATGTTTGCCTTTGACATCGAGCCACACTCTAAACGCCACGCAGCTCTAATGGCTGGCGCAATATTGCCCGATGGCCGCATAGGTATCAGCCTAGTTAAGACGTGGGAGTCAGATCGCGCTATTGATGAGTTAAAAATTGCCGTAGATATAAAGGCTTACTGCGATGAGTGGATGCCTAAGCAAGTGCTGTTTGATAAATATACAGGGCAGGCTATTGCCGATCGCCTGCACAATTCAGGGGTAAAAATAGAGGATTGCTCAGGATCGCAGTTCTATATTGCTTGTCAGACCTTTAAAGATTACATAGATAACAAGCGAGTCGTACACGGCGATCAAGAATTTCTTAATGAGTCCATGGACAATGTGGCCGCAAAATCCAATGACCAGGCGTGGAGAATTATCCGTAAACGCAGCAGCGGCAGCGTAGCCGCGCCAATTTCAGCGGCCATGCTTGTAATGCACTTATCTAAGCCAATGCAAGAAGCCAAGATATACGCCTAGCGACACGCCGAGCAGAATCGGTAATGTGCTTGACAATTTGAGAAAATCCCTTCATGGGATTACTGGAAACTTTAGGGTTAAAAGCTAAGGCAGAAGTTACTGCCCAATATGCCCCTGCCATCATGGATAGTACATACGGCGCAGGCATGTACAGCTATAACAGCGGCCTATCTAATTATGGTTATGGCGTATCGCTTGATCGTAATATCGCGTTGCAAGTACCTAGCGTTAGCCGTTGCCGCAATTTAATTGCAGGCGTTATATCAAGCATCGAACTAGGCCTATACAAAAAATCTACAGGTAAAAAATTAGAGTCCCCGGTATGGCTAGAGCAACCAGATATACGCCAGCCGCTTAGCGTTACTTTGGCTTACACAGTAGATGCCTTGCTATTTTACGGCGTTGGTTATTGGCGCGTTACATCACTTTACGCAGACGATGGCCGCCCATCAGGTTTTGAATTTATCCCTAATACACGCGTTACAGTTACTACAAATCAGTTTGGCGATGAGGTTGAGTATTACTCAGTTAATGGTGTTCGCGTACCTATGGGTGGTATTGGTTCGCTAGTTACATTTCAATCGTTACTGCCTGGCGTATTACAAACTGGCGGCCGCACTATTCAAGCTGCGTTAGATATTCAAAAGGCCGCAGCAGTTGCAGCAGCTACGCCAATGGCAACCACGATCTTAAAAAATACCGGTGCTGATCTACCAGAGGCGCAGATCCAAGGCTTACTAGCTGCGTGGAAATCAGCGCGTACTAATCGCAGTACCGCATATTTGACTAGCACTTTAGAGGCGCAAAATTTAGGCTTTAGTCCTAAAGATATGACATACAACGAAAGTAGCCAATACCTTGCTACTGAAATTGCGCGTTTAATGAACGTACCGGCATATTACATTTCTGCAGATATGAATAACAGCATGACTTATCAAAATATTTTAGATGGCCGTAAAGAATTCGTGGCTTATTCATTACAGCCATTTATTAGCGCGATCGAAAATCGTTTAAGCATGGATGACATAACCGCGCATGGTAATCGTGTGCGTTTTGCTGTTGATGAAACTTTCTTACGCGCAGACACTATGGCGCGACTAGATGCAATAGAGAAAATGTTAAACCTAGGTTTAATCGATGTCGCACAAGCTCAGCAGATGGAACAATTAACGCCTAATGGATCAGGAGATACTGCAAATGTTGCACTTAACGTTTAATAACGCGATCGAGGCGGCCGATACAGAACGCCGCATGATCTCAGGCAAGATCGCGCCATACGGCGAAGTCGGTTACACATCCGCTGGGCCTGTTGTCTTTGAACGCGGATCTATTTCAATTCCAGATGTAACAAAAATTAAATTACTAATGCAGCATGACAGCACAAAGCCAGTAGGTCGCGCTACATATTCCAGCGATGATGAAAATGGCATGTATGCATCGTTCAAGATTTCAAGTAGCAGCCGGGGACAGGATGCACTTGTACTAGCTCAGGAGAACCTTGTATCTGGCTTATCCGTAGGCGTGGATGTATCCGCGTCTAAGCAGATGAAGGGTTACCTGTTGGTTACCGCTGCTGTCCTGAAAGAGGTAAGCCTCGTGGAGTCGGCTGCCTTTGATTCTGCAGCCGTAACTGATATTGCAGCCGCTAAAGCTGCACTAGAAGCAGCAACAAGTATGAAAAAGACAATCATCCATACAGAGATGATTGAAACCGAAACCGAAACCGAAAGCGAGGCAGCTGTGACTACAGCCCCTATTGATACACCGGATGTACCGGCAGAAAAACCAGTCGAGGCTGCACCAGTTCAAGCAGCTCGCCAGATTATTCGCCCATCCGTATTAGACAGCCAGACAGTACGCACACCAATTACATCAATGGCAAAGTACACAGAGCATAAGATCAAGGCTGCCCTAGGCAATCAAGATTCAATGCTTTATGTAACAGCTGCAGATGATTCTTTCAGCACTAACCCTGCATTTAGCCCAACACAGTACCTATCAGAATTTCCAACAAATACACGTTTTGGAACACCATCTATTGATGCATGTTCACGCGGCGTATTGCCAGCAAGCGGTATGACAATTAACGTGCCATCACTTGTTACATCAGCAGGCGGTCAGTCAGGCGTTGCACCAGTTGTAACAGTCGAGGCAGAAGCAGGCGCAGTACAAAACACAGGTATGGTTACAGAATACCTATCAGGTACAGTTAATAAATATTCAGGTATGAACACAATCTCAATCGAGCTCTTGGAAAGATCAGATCCGAATTTCTATGCCGAGCTCACACAGCAACTTCAAAATGCATATTTGAAAACACTTGACACAACAGTTAATGCTGCGTTGATTACTGCAGGTACTGTTGCAACTACTGCACAAGCTGCTACATCAGCAGGCATCATCGGTTACGCATCAGAAGCTGCTCGCCTTGTTTATGAGGCAACTGGTTACTACGCACAGAACTACATCGCCAATGGATCTCAATGGCAGCTACTAATGGGTGCATCAGATACAACTGGCCGCCCAATTTACTCAGCATCGCAGCCAATGAACGCAGGCGGCTTAACTCAACCTGGTTCAATTCGCGGCAACGTGCTTGGCCTTGATCTATATGTTGATAAGAACTTCACAGCAACAACAACTGTTGATGACTCAGCGATTATTCTTGCGCCTGAGGCATTTACTGTTTACCAGTCACCACAGGCATATATGTCTGTAAACGTTGTAAGCAACCTACAGGTACAGGTAGCGATCTATGGCTACATGGCAACAATCGCCAAAATGCCTAAGGGAATTATCCGTTACAACTTCACCTAAGAAATAACCCTAATAGTCGGTGGGCGATTAGCCCTTTCGCCCATCGACCCCTACTAAGTAAGGAGTACCGATGCCAGCTAGTTATGTGACAGTAGCCGAGCTACGTTCCAATTTAGGTATCGGTACTCTTTACTCAGATAGTACTGTCGAGGAGTGCTGCCAAGCCGCACAGGATCAGATCAACAGTTTCCTTTGGTTTGATTCTGCGCCAGTCGTGGGGACTGCATTGGTAAGCAACGTTGCCACAGTAATGTTGGCCAACCCCGGTTTATTTACTACAGGCGAAAGCGTGACAATAT